ATAAAGTCAAGCATGAAAGCAGAAAATAATACTTTATCAATTGTTTATGTGATACAAGAAATCGCTGGAACCAGAGATGGTAAACCAAAAATAAATATTTTAGGTGCCAGTGAATATGGTACATTTAAATTTTTATTGCCGGAACTTTCTCAAATAATTTTTTCACCCGGTCCATTAATTTTTAAACTTAGAAAAGCTTTAAAAGATTTTAATGAAAAAGATTATTTATTATTAACAGGGGACCCTGCAATTATTGGGGTTGCGTGTTCTATTGTTTCTGATATATCAAACGGGAAATTTAAATTACTTAAATGGGATAAGCAAGAAAGAAAATATTATCCTATCGAAATAAATTTGTACGAAAAAGGAGAAATTAAAGATGACTAAGAAAACCTTAAAAGAGATTCAAGATGAAATAAAAAAAATAATTATAACTTCAGCACGATCTAACCAACCTTCGGAAACTGTTGTTAATGGTTTAAAATTTGCAGCAGAACAAATAAAGGAAAAAAATTGGTCAATGGTAGCCCGGGTAGGAGGAACATCAGGAGATTTACAATCTCGTGGAGCATGTCCTGTATGTGATGTTAATATTATGGCTATAACACAACGACCTAGAGAATCTGCATTTCCTTGTCATGTAAAAGGATGTCCTTATGAATAAAATAGATTTTGAAAAAGACCAAGAAGAAGTATTAACAAGAACTAAAGAAATAAGATCTTTATCCGATCAAGTTCTTAAATTAAGAGATTTAGAAAATGAATTTAAAGTTGATGAAGAAACTTTAAAAAATAAACAAAAAGAAATTGACAGAATTTCACAAGATGTAATCCCAACTCTGTTATCAGAGATGGGATTAAGTTCTTTAAAACTTGCTGATGGATCAGCAGTGGATGTGAAACCGTTTTATAGCGCAAGCATCTCTATTAGAAATAGGGAAGCTGCATATAAATGGCTTCGTGACAATGGCCTAGGTGATATTATAAAAAATGATATTACCGTTTCCTTTGGACGTCATGAAGATAACAAGGCGGTAGATTATGCTAACCTTGCGAAGGGTCAGGGGTTCGAACCAACACAAAAGTTGAAGGTCGAACCTATGACCCTCAAAGCGCTAGTCCGTGAGCGTATTGAGGCAGGAAAAGAAATGCCAATGGATATATTTAACGTGTTTGTAGGAAACCGAACCAAATTAACAAAGAAACAATAACAATGAACCAAGAACAACAAAAAACGGCGCCGACTACAACAGGCGCAAGAAACATTGCATCAGCGGATCTATTTGAGCAAGATGCTAATGCAGGCTTTCAAACAATGACGCAAGAAGATCTTGCGTTACCATTTTTGAAAGTTTTAGGACAGATGTCTCCAGAAGTAAATAAGAGACACGCTAAATATATCGAGAAAGCACAACCCGGTATGATCCTAAACACTGTCTCCAACGAACTTTACGACGGGACAGAAGGTATCCAAGTAATTCCATGTTTTTATAAAAGAGAATATGTGGAATGGAGAGACAGAGGAGAATCTTTAGGTGCACCAGTTAACATCTATCCCTCTTCATCTGACATCATAACCAAGACAACATCTGATGCAAATAACAAAGATAGATTACCTAATGGTAACTATCTTGAAAACACTGCGAGTCACTTTGTATTAGTCGTTGGGACAAACACTTCAACAGCATTAATTACCATGAAATCTACTCAATTAAAAATTAGTAGAAAGTGGAACTCAATGATGTCTGGAATAAAGATGAAAGGTAAAAATGGATTATTTACCCCAGCATCTTACAGTCATGTTTATAAATTGAAGACTGTTCAACAGTCTAACGATAAAGGAACATGGTTTGGTTGGGATGTTAGTAAAATTGGTCAAGTCCAAGACAAAGCTGTGTATGACCAAGCTAAAAGTTTCTCAAGTAATATATCTAAGGGAAACATTAAAGCAAAACATGGGGTAGATTCTGAAAAATCCGAATCAACTCCTTACTAAACGAATTCCTTCGGGAAGAAGTTGCAACAAGAGGCGCCAAAGCGAGAGTGGAAGCGCCTCTTACCGGAGTTATTATGACACGATTTGAAGAAATATTTGATGGATTAAAAAGAGCTCATGGATGTACTTACATTAAAACTCAGCCAGCCGATGGAGAAAAAATAAAAGGAAAATCTTTTGTTAAAAGAGAACTAGTCACATCAGACCATTATTTAAAACATCTACAAGGTATAGAACCTACACTTGGAATTATACCTATACGAGATGACAATAAATGTATATGGGGTTGCATTGATATAGATTCTTATGCAGGGTTCGACCATAAAAAATTATTAAACAAAATTAAAATATTAAAATTACCACTAGTAATATGCAGATCTAAAAGCGGGGGTGCACATATCTTTTTATTTTCAACAAAATTTATACCAGCAAAAATAATGAGGGATAAACTATTGGAAATAAGGGCTATACTTGGATTTGCTAATTCAGAAATATTCCCAAAACAAATAGAATTAAAATCAGAAGAAGATACAGGAAACTTTTTAAATCTTCCTTACTTCAATGGAGACGATACAACAAGATATGCTTTTAAAGAAGATGGAACAGCAGCAAACTTAGAAGAATTTTATGGGATCTATAATAATGTAAAACAACTAGATGTTGGTCTCATAAAACTGGAGAGGCCCAAATCAGATTTTTCTGATGGGCCTCCCTGTATTGAAACTCTAGCTTTAAGTAAAATTGCAGAGAATAGAAATTTAGCTCTATTTCATTTTGCAGTTTTTGCTAAAAAGAAATGGAAGAACTGGAAAGAAAAAATTTCGTGGTTTCATGAAAACTATATGGTGGGAGATTTAGATCAACAAGAAATTGATACAATTAAAAAACAACATGAGAAAAAGGATTGGGGGTTTAAATGTAATGATGAACCAATGTATAGTCACTGTGATAAAACATTATGTAGAAAAAGAAAACATGGTATAGGAAACACCCCCACATTTCCGGAACTAAGTGACTTACAAGAAATCCGATTAGAATATCCTTATTATTATCTAAACGTAGACGGTAAAAGATTAAAATTAGATAGTCCAAAACATTTAAGACAACAGTCTTTATTTGAAGAAGCATGTATTGCTGGAGTAGGAATGCTTCCACCAACATTAAAAACTAAAGATTGGAAAGTATTAATGAATGAATTATTATCTGGAAGAGAAATAATTGAAGCACCTGAGGGGATGAAAACAGAAGATCAATTATTAGAGCACTTAGAAGATTATTGTAGCGACAGAAGACAAACAAAAAGAAAACAAGATATAGAAAGAGGAAATGTTTGGAGTGATGATGAAAATCATTATTTTAAATTCAGACATTTTTTTCATGACCATTTACAAAGAAGAAGATGGGCACATGATTATCAAAAAACTTCTGCATGGATGAAAGAATGGTTTGATGCAAAAATAAAAGTACTTGATGCTGGGGGAAAAAGCATAAAAGTAATGTATGTTAAAAAATTTGAGGATAAAAAAACAGATTTTAAATCACCAGGCTATAAACCAAAAGCTAATTTTTAATGAAAACAATAGTATTAGGACCACCAGGAACTGGGAAAACATTTACTTTATTAAATGAAGTAGATAATTATCTAAAGAAAACAGATCCAGATAAAATAGGTTATTTTGCTTTTACACAAAAAGCTGCACACGAAGCAAGGGACAGAGCAATGAAAAAATTTAATTTAACTGAGGATGATTTACCTTATTTTAGAACCTTACATTCATTAGCATTTAGAAGACTTGGTTTAAAAAAAGAAAATGTAATGCAACCTTTTCATTATAAAGATTTGGGCGAAACATTAAAACTTCCTTTATCTGTCCCTGCGTGGGATAACGATGAAGGCAATTCGTTTTTTACTTCTGACAGTGAAGAACTCAGTATCATTGATAAAGCAAGACATAGAGAGATTAGTGTAATGCAACAATATGATCTTGGAGAACACACTAAAGAAGTATCCAGAGAAAAATTAGTTATATTAGATCAAGAAATAAAAAAATATAAGAAGGAATATAATCTAATAGATTTTCATGACATGATCACAGAATTTATTAAGAGTGATAAATGTCCTAAGTTTGATGTAGTATTTATAGATGAAGCACAAGATTTATCTAAAGTACAATGGGCCATGGCAAAAAACATTTGGAACAATACTGACGATTCATTTGTTGCTGGTGATGATGATCAAGCAATTTTTAGATGGGCGGGTGCTGATGTAGATAGTTTTATTGCACTCGATGGTAAAATTAACCAATTAATTCAATCATTTAGGGTTCCTAAACAAATTCATAAATTAGCGGCCAATATTGTAAACAGAATTTCAAAAAGAATCAACAAAAATTGGTTGCCTTCTAAACGAGAAGGAGAGATTAAATGGTACGATGGTTTTGACCAAGTTGATTTAAAAGGGGGTAATTGGTTAGTTTTAAGTAGAACTAATTATCAATTACACGACATTGAAAAAGTTTTATTTGAAGATGGAAGGTATTTTAAAAATAGAAATAAAAGAAATTATGAATCAGATTTATACCAAGCTATAACTGACTATGAAAATTTAAGAAAAGGACAACCACTTCCTTACAAATCTGTAGAAAAAATTTATAGTTATATGACAAGTAGTCATAACAATAAGAAAAGTCTTACCGGAATGGC